ATGAAAAACATCATTACAATCATATTATTAGCTATTGGTTCCCTTGGGAATGCTCAAACCGCAGAAACTTATCTCAAAGAAATTGCTAAAAAACAACAACTTGATATCCAATGGCAGGAGCGCAAAACCTCTCTTGCCTCTGAGGGTATTCGCTCTTTTGTAGGTTACTGCGAAGGCAATTTCGTAGCGACCCTTTCAGTAGGTTCAAAAGCGGTATCAGGGAGTTTTCACTACCGAGATAAATCGTATGAAATCAGTTTGCAAAAAGGGAAATTAGTCTTTTTACCTAATGAAAAATTTGAGTGTGGCACTACTGATACACCTCATTCGCACCCGAGCCCTTCAACAGCACGCCCTGACATATTAGCCGAAGAAACCGCTCCTACCATTGCCAACACACAAACATTAAGGGTATACCGTTTGGCGATGCATATCCCTTATAGCACCTTCAGTACAGGACACTTAGAGAAAAACGTACAAAAAGTAAAAACTTTTTGGGCAGATACCGAGGCTTTCCTGAACGAGATGTACCTGCGCGATTTGGGAGTGCGTTTTGAGGTAGTAAAGGATGAGCGTCTCATCATCAAAGACGAGGATAAAGAGACTTTTGCAAGCTATCGCAATGCCGATTATGTTAAGGATAATTCAACAACGATTATCAACGAACTTATAGGAGAAAATAGTTATGATGTGGGGATTTCCCTTGCGTATACCGCTTCCTTAAAAAAAGGAGTCAGAGGATTAGCTTATCTTGAAGGTGTTTATAAGGCTAATACCAAAGCTGATGCCGTAGCAGTACTTACCAAAGAAGTCATAGCTCACGAAATCGGACACTTATTTGGAGGCAGACATACTTTTGGCAACTATAATGGCTCAGAAGCCTACGATAGTGAAAAGACTGAGTATGATAGAGGTACTTCGGTAATGAGCTATGGTAGTCCGCGTGATTTCTTCTCACTTTCAAGCATTCAGCGCATACGGGAACGATTGACAAAAGTACCCGTAAAAGCTCACGACAAGACTTTCACTACTCAAGCTCCTCGCATAGAACACAGCAAGATTAAAAGTCATTATACTATCCCCAAAGGCTCTTTCTTCCAATTCTATATCCCCGCTACCGACCCCGATAGTGAGCAGCTACTATACAACGTAAACCAACACAATGTGCGCAATGGCGCTGAAACCCCTATAACGCAATACATTATATATAAATCTACCTCTGCCAACCCTGTAACTATCAAAACAGAATACCACGAAAACTTGGGAGATGTAGTAGCCAATAGTGGCTTAGCACAACAAACTACAGGTACTTTTACCTTTTGGTTGGGAGTGAGCGATGCCCCACTCCAATCGTCAGCCGACTATATAGTACAATATGATTTGGCAGAAACCAAAGTAACCGTAAAAGACGGTACCCCCTTCAAAATTACATCTACCCCAAAAAACAAATATAAAGGTGGGGATAAAATCACTCTTACTTGGAACGTAGATAATACTATTTTTAAAAATACCAAAGTGCGTATCCTGCTTTCTGATGACTTAGGTAAGACCTTTAAATATATAGTAGTAGCAGAAACTGATAATAGTGGCAGTAAGGAAATCACTTTGCCTAATATCAATACAGATAAGGCGGTGCTAAAAGTAGAAGTAATCAATAGCTTAGCCTTTGATCTTACCAATTACAATCCTAAAAATGGTGGTTTTACTATCGAAAAGAACCCATCCCTCCCCGAACCTCTTCTTTGGGCATTACTCCCTAATCATCTTACGCTTTCGTGTGAGCAATCTATCCCAGCGGTAGTATTGCCTACAGTTACAGGGGGGTGTACTCCTGCAGTTACCCTTCAAAAAGAAGAACGTATTAAAGGTTATTGCGACTATACTTATACTATCAAACGTATTTTTACAGCTGCCGATACTTGTAACCAAACGCTTACTTATACTCAAACTATTAGCGTAACAGATAAAACTCCTCCTACTTTTGTAGGTACTTTACCCAAAAATATGAGCGCTAAAGAAGGCAAAACAATACCCGCTCAAGTAACGATCACTGCTACCGATAATTGTGGTACTGCTGCGGTTACAACTTCTCATAAAGAAGAAAAAGATGCCAAAGGCAGACTTACTAAACTTATCTATACGTGGATAGCCAAAGATGCTTGTGGCAATATTAGTACTCACCAGCAAATCATTACCATTGAGCCTAAAAAAAATCCTACGCTCACTTGGGCAAGTGTTCCTAAAAATGTAACTGTCAATTGCGTTAAAGCCATTCCTGCTGTACAAACCCCTACAACTCAAGGCGGTTGTGCTAAAGTAGTGATTACCCGCGCCGATAAGGAACTCAACAAGCGATGCCTCAACAACTACACCATAGAGCGTACTTTTACAGCTTCCGATGGTTGTACAACCCTTACCCATACCCAGCGTATCACCATAGCCGATAAAACCCCTCCTACTTTCGTAGGCGATTTACCTCAAGATCTTACTATCGAAGAAGGAACAATTGTACCTCAACAACAGAGCATTTCAGCTGAAGATACTTGTGCAGGGCAACCTACTGTTACAATGCCGCCAAAAGAAGAATATCTCACTAATGGAAAACTCTCTAAAGTGGTCTATAAGTGGGTGGCTCGTGATGTCTGTGGCAATGAAAGGATATATACCCAAAATATTACTATAAAACTTAAACCGCAAGAATCTCCCCACATAGATACTAACCCTAATGAAGTGGTGATTTACAATGCTATTTCCAGCGAAAATGGCTCTGACAACTATTTTAAAATAGAAAACACCGATAAAAACCGACCTATTACGCTACAAGTCTTTGATGAAATGGGCTTGAAAGTATATGAAAGTAATTATTACCAGCAAAACGGTGAGTATTTTAGAGGTTACCCTAATATAAAAGGAGTAGTAGGAAGCAAACGATTAGCAGGAACTTATTTCTATGTATTGACGTATTATTTCAACGGACAACAACTAACAAAAAAAGGTTTTCTATATGTAAGATAATTACACTCCTGTATAGGTTGTCCTAATATATTGCCAATGAGCAACCCCTTTGAGATACTCCAAATCTCTTTGGTATTTTATAAAAAATGTTAATTTTTCCTTGCTAATTGTTAATTGTTTCGTACCTTTGCACCGTTTTTTAAAACCAAACTAATGAAACATCTACTACGCTACTTACTTTGGCTATGCCTAAGCATAGAAGTAGCCAATGCACAAACTAACATCCAAAGTATTATAACTCTTTTTGCTACAAAGTCTTCCGTAGAATGGGCACCCCCTATTCCTAACTCAACTTCTATACTTGTACAATGGCAGGCACGAACCTCTTCTAATGGTTTCTGCTCATTTGTAGGTTATTACCAAGATCATTTTGTAGGCGTTATCAGCTTTGACAAACAGCAGTTGAGCGGTGAAATTTTTCACAGAGGAAAGTCCTATGTATTGGGAACCTCCCCCCAAGGAATGCTCACCGTTGAGGCAGTAACCGATGAACACGATTGTGGTGCGAGTTCTTTGGGAAAACAAGCCCTCACTGCCCGCAATTTCTTTCCCGAAGGCGATGAAGATAAGAACGACCCACCTATTGAGCAACCCGAGATTTACAATTCACTTTATCCTAAAGCGCTCATTCACACCGATGGTGTGTTCAGGCACTACCGCTTGGCAATACCGGTAGATTACAGCATTTACAATTCGGCATATTTTAATAGAAATGTAAATAAAATCAAAGCGTTTTGGTATGCTACCGTTGCCTTTATGAATGAGTTATATCGCAATGATGTGGGGGTGGATTTTACTTTGGTAGACGATGAGGCACTTATTTTTACTACTGAAGAAAATCACTTATTCCGCAGAAGGGAAGCTGCTAATGAAGTGGTAAACAACGGTACTATCACGCTCAACAAACGTTACGATAAAAACAAATACGATATAGCAATTATCCTCACCGATTATCGCGAAAGGTACAATGGCTTGGCGATGGTCTATGCCGCTTATGAGCAACACAACAAAGCCAATGCGGCAGCACGCCCTGTAAAACCTTCTACCATTGCCCACGAAATAGGGCATATGTTCGGATCAGACCATACATTCTCTAACGGAGGGCAATATTCTAGTAAAACCGAAACTGGATCGGGTCAATCAATTATGAGTTATGGACACGAGCACCCACGCGATTTCTTTTCGCTCGTAAGTCTCCAAGAGATACGCAAGTTCTTGGGAAACTCTATGGCGTATTACGTTGATGAAGCACGTACCCAAGTGGCAGGGAAACGTGTAGAGGGTACAGGTTCTAACCTTGTTTATGGGGTAAAGAGCAACAACCGCCCCCCAGTGCTTGATAGAACACATCTTAAGAAAACCTACACTATCCCAGAAGAAACATATTTCCAATTCTATCTGAACGCTACCGACCCTGAGGGCGATGCGCTTACTTATATAGCACACCCCGCTGATAGGCGCTTTCACTCTACCAAATCTAACGCGCGTTTTATGACCTACAAAGGAAAATCTGATGGTAATATACGCTTTGAAACTACTTGGTTTGAAAGAGAACGCAATACCTTTGTGCCTATAGGAGCTGCCGATTCTTACAAAGAAGGTACTTTCACTTTTTGGTTGGCTGCTGCCGATCATAACAAAAGTGATAACAATCACGTAGTGAAATACGATGTAGAAGAGGTGCAAGTGAAAATAGTCAAAGGTAAAGTTTTTCAAATACAAAACTTCGACAATGGCAGTTGGGAACAAAACAAAACCTACAAAGGAGGACAACTACTTTCGCTTCATTGGCAGGTAGATGAGGCTATTTTTGGCAAGGATAGCAAGGTGCGTATTCTTCTTTCAACCGACTCTGGTAAAACTTATAAATACGTATTGAAAAAAGAAGCACCTAACAATGGAGCTTGTGAGGTAGTACTACCTAATATTTCTGTAGGCACAACGCACGGACATTTCGGCAAACAAAGAGGACAAGGCATCATCAAAATAGAAGTGATTGATGGCTTGGCTTATGCATTGTCTTGTACAAAACCTTATCACGTAGGGGGCTTTATGATACAAAAAGACCCTACAAAACCTGAAACTACCCCTGACCCTGAGCCCCAACCAGCCCCACAGCCCCAACCAGCCCCTCAACCACAACCAACCCCTCAACCACAGCCAGCCCCTCAACCCAACCCTCAACCAGCCCCACAACCCAACCCTCAACCCAACCCTCAACCAACCCCACAGCCCCAACCAGCTCCTCAACCCACCCCTCAACCAGTTCCTCAACCAACCCCTCAGCCCCAACCAGCCCCTCAACCCAACCCTCAACCAGCCCCTCAGCCACAGCCTAACCCGTCTGCTCCCACTGCTCCCACTGCTCCCACTACTCCCACAGCTCCCATAGCTCCCACCGCTCCCACTATTATCTACAATGCTGTCTCCATCTCTAACCCCGAGAACTATTTCAAAGTAGAAAATGCTGATGATAACCATCCTATCTCGGTACTCATCTTTGATGAAATGGGACTCAAAGTATACGAGAACAGCAATTACGGCAAAAACGGAGAAGTCTTTAGAGGCTATCCTAATGTACAGAATATGAATAGGAGCAAAGCTCTTGCGGGTACTTATTTTTATATTGTTACCTATTATAAAGATGGACAACAACAAACCCAAAAAGGTTTCTTATATGTAAGATAATTAGCTAAGTCCCTCCGAGATACTCTAAGCCTCTTAAAACAATCACTTTTGCGGCTTGTCCCCTTTCGGGGGAACGGGGCTATAACCCCTAAACACTAAACACTAACAACAAATGAAAATATCAAAACTCTTACTACTCTGCTTCTTACTAACAGCAGTAACCAACGCACAACAAAAAGCTACAGAGGTCATACGCCTTTTCGGTACAAATGCCTCAATACAATGGAATGTTCCTATCAAAGGAAAATCTATATCGCTCAACTGGCAAGCACGTCCCAACAGCCTTGCCCAAGAAGGATTCCGCACTTTCGTTGCCTATCACAATGGCAATTTTGCAGGAATGCTCTCAATGAATAAAACTATCCTATCAGGTGAAGTATGGCACGAAGGTCATTCTTATTTCATCAACACTGAAAATGGAATGATCAAAGTTACTACCGATAAAGAACACTTCACTTGTGGCACTTGCGCCGATGGACAATGCTCTCAAGCTACAACGCCCACTTCCCAAAGACTACCTATGCAACTCGGAGCTACTAATGCGATGACTGCACGTGGTGCCATACTGCACGAAGAGGCACTTCCGTCTGAAGATAAAAAAGTGCTTTACAATACCAATGTACTCAGAACCTATCGTTTGGCTATGCTCATCGATTATAGTTTCTACAAAAAATATTGTTATAGTGATATAAATAAGGTAAAAGAATTTATGACAAAAGTAGAGGCAGGGCTCAACGAAGTATGCGGTAGAGAGATTGGCTGTCAATTTACTTTGGTGAACGACCCTCGCCTTATCATCACTACTAAAGATAAAGAAATATACGATAACCCTGTGGTGAGAGAGGCATTGAATAGAGCGACTTCAGATTTTAATAACCTTATAGGCGAAGAGAATTACGATGCAGGTATTGTCTTTTCTATATACCGTGATAATCGCGGATTGGCGCATTTGGGTGAAATTACAGGAAAACTAAAAGGAGGCTGTATCGCCAATCACGAGTTTTATATCATCCTTCACGAATTAGGACACTTATTAGGCTCCGCACACACCTTTACCATAGGAGGAGCAACCGCTTCTTCTCATACCGAACCCGATAGAGGGAACTCTATTATGAGTTATATCAACGACCCTTATGGCACATATTTCTCACTTCCTTCTATATACACCATCCGCAACCGTACCAATTTGCACGATGCCTATTATAGCGATAAAGCCCGTACACAGTTGGTAGGCTTGCCACAGGACAATATCCCCTACGGTGAAGTTTCTACTAACCGTGCCCCCGTGATCCAACGTTCTACATTAAAGAAGGAATACAGACTGCCCCCTAACACTTACTTTCAATTCAATATAGAAGCAACTGACCCCGATGGCGACCCCCTTCTCTATATGGCACATCAAGCCGACTTTAATCAGTTTGGCAAAGCGCGTTTCCCTTCTAATCGCCCTACCGAAAGCAACCATATAGAGTTCTATCAGCCTTATAAAAAGAACAAAAGCAATGAATGGAAAGCTGTAGATTATAAATTTACGAAGCCCGAAGAAACAGGAGAATTTACTTTTTGGTTGGGCGTATGTGATGGCAAAGTAGGAGCTTATAAAAATGGCAAACCCCACGTGCCTCTTTATGATGTGTATGAAACCAAAGTAAATATAGTAGGAGGTACGCCTTTTAGGATAACCACCATAAGCAAAAGTAGTAGATATTTTAAACGAGGTAAAGAAGTAACTATCAATTGGCAAGTTGATAAAAATATCTTTGGTGAAGATAGTAAGGTGCGCATTCTCTTTTCAGACGATTATGGAAAAACCTACAAATATGTATTAGCCGATGGATTGCCTAACAACGGACAAGCTACGGTCATTTTTCCTACACAAGCCAAAGGGTGGAAAAATTCTAATCTTTTTGTAGAAGGTCTCTTTAAAATAGAAGTACTCAACCATATTGCCTATGCTGTGAGCACTGACACCCCAGGCACTTTAGATATGCACAGCCCTGATATTACCTTTAAAAATTTGCCTGAGCCTGTGATAACTGTTAAAAAAAATGCTATTCCTGAAAAACCTAACGTTACCGCTGAATCTCATTATTGTGGTGCTAATAAAAAAGCTGAGGTAACTTTCTCAGAAGAAGACCATACTACCTATTTATTGCGTAAATGGGTAGCAAAAGATAAATGCAACTATTCTGCTACAGCACAACAATTTATCTATTACGAAAAAGAAGCGCCTACTAAAACCTTACGATTTGTAGCCCCTCTTCCTGAGGATAAACACGTACAATGCCGAGGCGATATCCCTGCCAAAGCTGAAGTAAAAGCAGAGGGAGCCGATAACATTCACATAGACTATGAAGAAGAGTTTAGAGAAGGTGACCGTAAGTCCTACAAACTCACTCGCTCTTGGATAGCCTATGCCGAGGGAGCTTTGCCTATCCGCCATACCCAACAAATTTTCCTTAAAGACACTCAAAAACCAGTGCTCTCGTCTTACCCTCCAAGTATGACCGTAAAGAGCGAAGCTGATGTACCTGTAAGAGAAAACCTCACAGCTACTGATAACTGCGATGGAACTTTACAAGTAGTATCTAGCCAAAGCAATGAAGAAAAAGACGGTAAAAAAATAACACGCTACGTGTGGTTCGTAGAAGATAGCGCTCATAACGAAAACCGTTATGAACAAGTAATCACTGTGGATCCTAATGCTCAAAATCCGCAACCACAACCACAACCACAGCCACAACCCCAACCACAGCCACAACCCCAACCACAGCCACAACCACAGCCACAGCCACAACCACAGCCACAACCCCAACCACAGCCACAACCCCAACCACAGCCACAACCCCAACCACAGCCCAACCCTCAACCCCAACCCAACCCTCAACCCCAACCCAACCCTCAACCCCAACCCAACCCTAACCCCGACCCGTCAGCCCCGTCCGACTCGTCCACGCCATCGCCTATTATATATAACGGTGTCTCAATCTCTAACCCCGAAAACTATTTCAAAATAGAAAATGCTGATGAAGATCGCCCTATCTCGGTGCTCATCTTCGATGAAATGGGACTCAAAGTATACGAGAATAGTAATTATAGCAAAAATGGCGAAGTGTTTAGAGGTTATCCCAATGTGCAGAATGTAAACAAGAGTAAAATTCTTGCAGGAACTTATTTTTATATAGTTACCTATTATAAAAATGGAGAGCAAAAAACCCAGAAAGGTTTCTTGTATGTCAGATAGATAAAATTAACATACCCTCTTTTTGACTTTCTTTTATAATCTAATAAAATGTGTTAAACTCTTGTTAAATAGTTTTTTTTTGTGTGTAAGTGTAAAAATAGTTGAGTAATTTTGCACCCAAATAATTACTAATAATGTATTTTTACAAAATAAAAATGAAAAATATATAATCCGCAAAACGAAATGTACCAATTTACAAAATGAAATGTACATTTTTTGAGCGGGGACTGAACGGGGCAAAGGTAATAAAAAAACACGGATATGTGGTATGGCTATCCGTGTTTTTTTGTGCCTATACATTATATAGGGTAGTTGGCTGTAAGGACTTCTATACGCTTTTTTCCTGTGCTATTGCTGCTGCCTAAATGCATTGACACTTCTTTTTGATACCATCCACATTGTTGTACGTATTTGGTTAGCTCTTCATTGTGGTAGGAGCTTAATAGAAACTTGCCTTTGAGGGTGGCAAGGGTAGCTAATAACTCGTTGAAGTGTGCTTGCTCATAGCCTCCGTAATGCCCTTGCTTGGCTCCTACATAGGGTGGATCTATGTAGTGGAAGGTGTCGGGGGTGTCGTGGTGGGTGAGGACTTCGGTGGCATCGTTATTATCTATTTGTACGCCTTGCAAGCGCAATGAGTAGATGTCGGTGAAGTTGGTAATTTTGTTGTTGAGGGCTGACACATTCTTGCTGTTGGTTGTGATACGGCAGTTGCCAACTTGGTTAGAGTAACCGCAATTGGTAGCGTACCAAAATGCCCACGCTCGTTGCACTTCAGTAAAAGCAAAAGGGGCGTGGTAGATTACCAATGCGGCTTTGTAGGCTTCACGGCTTAAAACTGACTGCTGTACGAGGGTTTGGAGTTCAACAAAGCGTGTTTGTAGGACTTTGTAGAAGGTATAAACATTGGTATTAAAGTCGTTGATGATTTCGGTTTTGACAGGTTGTTTTGCCCAAAAAACTGCACCTCCACCGAAAAAGGCTTCGGTGTAGATGGCGTGTTCGGGGATAAGAGGCAGGATATGTGGCAGCATTGTCTGCTTACCTCCATAGTAGGATATTGGCGTGCGTTGCCAGATTTTTGATATGGGTTTCATTGTTTCTTTAGTATTTAAAAATCATTAAATCTTCGTAGGTACTTGAGTAATTGACACTCGTACTGACGATTACTCGTGTAGTGTCGTTGAACGGACTGGGGAGGTCATATTCGTTGGCAAGAAAATCGAAAAGGTCTAAGAGTTGCCCTTTGTTACTACCAAAATAGACATACTGAGACATTGTATTAAGTGCTTTGACGATACGTAAGTAGTCTTTTAGCTTCCAATTTTGTGCGCCTGCATAAGAACTGATGTCAGTGGAAAGATAGGGCGGGTCAAGAATAAATACAGTATTGGGAGTGTGTTCAAACTCTGCTATAAGGTTGCGATAGTCGGTTTGACGGCGTTCTACTCCTGCAAGATAACCATCAGCATTGTAGGGTGTTTGAGAAATTTTAGCATAGAAACCTTCTTTAGCAAGGGCTTCCAAGCTGGTGGCGTACTTGCCGCTGAAAAGGAGATTGGCAGAGAAGGTAATATAATCTAAGGCTTCAGGCGGGTATTGGCGGAGGACTTCCAAAATAGTGGGTTTTACTTCATTGATACGTGTTCCTTTAGGGTGATTTGCTACGATTGGGCGTAATTTAGCGATGATTTTGTTAGTGGTGGGTATGAATGCCAATCGGTGAGCGAAGTCGTCGTAATCGTTCCATATTACGCGGGCGTTGGGATGAGTGGTTTTGACGGTGTGGGAGAGCAAGCCTGAACCGCCGAATAGGTCGATGTAGGTGGCGTTGGCAGGGAAGTGTTTTAGGGCTTCTTTGAAGTGTTTGACAAATTTTCGCTTTTGCCCTTGAAAAGGTAATGGTGATGTAGTGTGATTTTTCATTTTTTTAGTGTTAGTGTTCGGTTAGTGTTCGGTGCGAGCCGCACTGGTAGTGTTTTTTTGGTGTTTTAAAAAATAGTTGTACTTTTGCAGTCCCCAACTTATAGGAAACAAAAAGCACGCTGACGCAGAAGACATATTGTCCTCCGCAGTCAGCATGCTGATGTTTCTATGAATAAGTTGGGGAACTTTAGTAGAAAAGCGGAGGACATTTTATACTGCTGTCCTCCTTTTTAGCAGTGCTTTAAAAGCGTTTTAAAAGCTGTTTAAATTCTTATTAAATCTTCAAACGAAACGGCTTAAACTTCCAAATGATAAATACTAACACGGCAATAAGCAATAGCCAAAGGATGTGCCTTACGGGGCTGCTTTTCACTTGTTTGCTTACTTGCTTAACTTGAGTGTATGCGTGTTTTTGTACTTCGGCTTTAGTTCTTGTGTATGAATTATTATAAAGGGTACTATCAGCCTGCTGTAGGCTCTTAGAATGGGTGCTTGTAGCTCGTAGCTTAACCTTTCCGTTGAGTACTCTTATAACTTCATTATCGCCGTCACGAATGCGGGTGTAGATAAGTTCACGTGGTTTGCCTACACTATCGGTGAGGCTTTCGAGTTCGAGTTCAAAGGACTGGTCGGACTGGTGGGACAAGTCTGTTTTGCGACCTTCATAGGCAAAAAGCTGTGAACTATCCTTGTAATGGATAAAGTGCTCTTTCTGTACTTGGCGTTGCTCAGTAGTGGCGACCTTGCGGGTACGACAACCTACTAAGGCGAGAAACGCTAATAATGCAATGATTATTCTATTCATAACTTTCTAACATTTTGATAATTTTCTTTAAACTGTTTGCGTAATCAGGAGCGGTTGCATAGCCCGCTTTTGCCACTTCTTCAGCAAACTTGTAAGGGTCGCTTCTTACTAACAACGCTTTAGCGTATCGATTGTTTTTGAAAAAGAATTGAGCGTGGTCTGTAAAGCATTCCTCTTGAGTTTCATACTTCCTAAACCAGTCTAACACGGTATAAGTATATTTGCCATCTGCTCGCTTTTTAATGCTGATTATCTTAGGAAATACAACATTTGCACTCGACAACACTTCAGTAGTACGCAACAATTGTTTTTTATCGGCAGGTGTTTCAGGTCTTGCTTTTATTCCAAAAAGCATATTGCCAAATGTACGTTCACCCCAACCACTTTCTAACGCGGCTTGTGCCAATGTAAAGAGATGAGAAATACCCGTTTTGCGCTCTGTTTCAAGCGAAAAGGGTTTGTACTGCTTTATAAATTCTTTCGGTGTCATTGTTGTTCGTTATTAGAGGTTTGAGATGTTTCGGACTGTTCAGCCTTTTCATTCATATAATTAGAGATGGTTTTAGCGACTTCCTCTAAGTTCTCACGATTGATCAAAACTTGCTGAACAACTTGTCCTGCACGGTCGAACCGCACTTTGTCTTCGGCTTTTTCGCGTATTGATTTGATTTCTATCAGGCATAACACTATCGCCATAAAGAAAGTGACAAATGGAAAAAGCCACAACGACGTTTGATAATAAATTTCTAAATACCAAGAAAGTAACCCATATATACTATCAACAATACTACAAGCGATGAGCAGGTTGTAATACTGCGCCATTTTGGCAATGGTACGTCTATAACCGTAGGAAGTTCGTGTTTCGCCATTGCGTTTAGCCTTACGTAAGCCACTCCAAAGGTCAGCAAATATCATAAGGAGTACAAGTATATAAATACCGAGTAATATCCAAAGAATTACAAGTATCTTTTCCATCGAGTTATTCTACGTTATGTATTTTGAAATAATATTTGTTTCCGTAACAAACAATCTCAGCGGTAGAACCTGCCTTACCTGTAATCTTGTGGTTACCCTCAATCTCAATATTGAGTTCATTAAAAAAAGTAATGTTGCCTACATCGTTTCCTACTTTCATTACGGTGTAACGAGCTTTTTCCTCATATCTTAAAAATATATCTGTATCATTCCCTTTTGTGTCTACAAGGTTTAATAAACCTTTACGTGCATCTCGAAAACCGTCATTAATTAAAAGTTCCCAAGCGTAATTAACATAACTATCGGGGTCTGTCCTATACATAGGGAAATTATCAAATTTAAACAAAGCTAAATAGCTAAAATAGTCTTGAGAAACCACTTTAAGGAATCCTGAGCTACTAAAGTTATTTTCTTCTCCATTTACAAGGTAGATGCAATTTTCATTACTAGCTTCATAATGAATAAGAGTAGCCTTTATAGGTTTATAATGGTAGTTTTTTGGGAGATAACTTGAGTCGTCAATTATTTCTGCAGACACATAAATATCGGTGCCTTCACCTAATTTTTTACCTACATAACACAGTATAAAGTTACCTAAGTACATTACATACCTTTCTAAAGCAAAAAAAACTCCTTTTTGAAAATTTTCTTTTAAAAGAAAATTTGGATAACAAGAATTTGTCTTAATAAGGTTATCACTAAGGTATGAAAAGTTTTCCAATTTTTCTTTTAGTTCATCGGTAAAGTCGTTAGCCGACAAAACTTTGCCTGCTTCTTTATCTACTTTGGCGGTGAGCAAGGTATTGAGGTCTTTGTTGTTTTTTACTTGGTTTGCAATTTCTTGCAGGGTGTCAAAGGCGGTGTCATCTACGGAGAGGGTATTTTCTAAATTCCCTATTTTAGTTTGCAGGTTGTCAATAGCATCTTTGAGTTCTTGCCCTGTGCCGTCATAACCGCCTTTAGGTACAAGTTTTGAAGTATCGGTAGGTTGTAAGCCTTCGAGTTTTTGCTTGAGCTCATTTGTAAAATCATTGCTGCTTAGGCCTTTGCCTGCTTCTTTCTGTACCGAGTTGATAATCATATCACGCTGTTCGCGGGTGAGCAGTACGGGTACATTATTGTTAAAAGTGAGGCGTGAGAGAGCTTCTTGAGCATCGGTGGGATTGTCGTATACCACGCCGTTGATCTCCACTTCACTCACAAGGGCATCAAGGATAGAGAAGTTCACATCGTCAGCGTTGTGGAGGATAAGGCGGTCGTTCTCCACACGGGCGGTAAAATTGCGAATGGCGAGGATGCCATTGTAGGCAAATAGGTATTCTTTCAATTCGCCTGGTACGGGTGAAAATTTGTACTTTGGGTCCATTTGTTTAGAGGTTTGATTACTTTGCAAAGGTAGTGTGGAAATAAAAAAAGTGAAAGGACAAAAAAAGCCTTGCTATTGCAAGGCTTTTTTATACATACACCAACAATAGACAAGCCTATCATCGGGGGTTTGTACCAGTTCGATGGTGAACCCTAATTCTTGAAGTACATCGTACACATCGTGCTGGTCTATGGGTTCGTTAGGGATTACGCCCTGCACCATAGCGAGCACCTGCGAGGTGGTGTGATACGTTTTAGATACAGTCCCTGCAGATTGTGGAGAATAATACCGCAAGAGTAATGTTTTGAGAATTTCTTTGTAGTCGTTCATTTTAGGTAAGAGTTAAGAGATAAGAGTTAAAAGCCGTTGTAATCTTCGTAAAATTCTTCTATCTGCTGCTTTTCGCGCAATACGATGAACGAAAGAGAGAGCATATACGAAAGCACTTTGCGGATAGTGTCGCGTTCCTCCTGGCTAAAATTATCTGAAGGATCTTCGGAAATGCGTATTAAGGTGAAGAGTTCTTCCTGCTTGTTGTTGGATGCATCAAAATAGTTGACTATTTCTTGTGTCCATTCTGAGAGTTTTATGCCGAGCTCTTGGCTCAAGGCGCGAGGGGTTTTGTTGCTTGCTTTCATAGGTTTATTTGTTTAGGTGTTTGTTGATAATAAGACCGTTGATTGCTTCGGTGAGGGTAGGGGCTGCGCTCTCTACTTTTTTGCCAAAGAAAGTGAAGTGCAAGTACCATACGCCTTTGCTAAAGCGCACGCGCAAAGAGCCGCCCACCTCTTCGGCTAATACCATAAGGTCGGGTTCAGGGTTTTCGGTACGTTTGATTTTCTTGAACGCTTTTTTGGAGAGGTTTTTAAGCGTTTCTTCTTGCCAGCGTTGTTTAACGATTTCGCGGAAGCGACGGCGCGCTGCTTTTTGGCGTTCGCGCTCTTCTGATGTTAATTCTTGTGTGAACATAATATATAAAAATTAAAAAATCCGTGAGTGGGGGCTGTTCACACAAGTGCTGGAAAGCAGATTGCTGTATAGCATTACGGCTATACAACCCCTTCACGGATTATATTGTAAATAAAATGATGGATTTGCTGGGTTTTACGCCAACACTTATGTGAACGGTGCAAAGGTACGCAAAAAAAAAATAACCTGCAAGGAAATTGCAGGTTTTTTTTGAAAAAAGTTATTTTTTTTAATCTTTTTTAAGTTTACTATATAAGTAAAAAACACTCAAGAGAACTTTTATTTCAGAAGATTTTAGTTTTCCGTTAGAAGAGTATTTTCCACTTAATTGATATTCTATATCTTTCCTAGACTCAAAAGCTTTATAAAAAAATGAGTATAGAGAATTATCAACTCTAAAGTCAGCGGTTTCATAAACACTATTTGGACCACCTATTGTTCGATCTACATCAAGATCTTTAACCTCAAATGTTTCATCGTTACACAAAAAAATGATTTTATCAAAAAAAATCCAATTGCTCCCAGAGTAATTCATTACTAATCTCATTGATAAGAGATTATCGGCAGTGATAACTAAATAAGGGTAATTTCTTCCTTCTAACTTATGATGAATAAATGTTACTTTTTTGAATCTATCCTCTTTGACTTTAAAGCCTTTTAAATCATCTTCAGATAGTTCAGAAAGAGGTCTAGAATGAACAATTTCTTTTGTTAAATTGTTTAATTGTTGAAGTTCACTAATAGAAATATTACCTAATCTCTTAGTTTCTTCAAATTGAGAATTTTCGGTAATTTTTTTCATTTCTACTAATATAGAATCTTTAACACTTTGTTTTGAACTATCGAGGGATAACCTTAAAAGCTCTCTTAATTTGTTAAATTCATCGTTTTGAGTTTGTGCATTGACTGAGAATATAGCCATTAATGCAGAGCAGATAAATAAAAACTTTTTCATACATTTTATATTTTTGTTAATTATTTTTTTCTTGAACTCCTTGTATGAGGTCTTACATAAGTTCCATCTTTTCTATAATAACCTCTTACATAAATAGTTCCTGTTCCACTTGTAGATGTATTATATTTATTGTAATAGTTTGTTGTTTTTGTTGATGTATTTGCTTCTAAAGAACTATACAATGAATATTTAGGTTCGTAAGCTAATCCATAATAATTGCCAAACCTAATTTTTCTATACTTATTTTTGTAATAATTTCGAGATAAAAAAACCTTTGTATTTTTAGGAGCTGTAATAATCTCTTCCTTAGTATCAATATTTTTATATAAAACAGTATCATCAGTTAAAATTGCTGTATAATAATTTGATACACAAGAAATATTTAATAGAATTATTAAGCATAAAATAATTTTTCTCATAAAATATTCAAATTTTAGGCACAAAATTACAAAAAAAAATTACCCCCGCAAATTTAGGGGGGTAAAATTAATTGTTAAATATTACAACACTACTTCTTTGGTGGTGTTATTGCCGGGGCGGTCGGTGGCGGTTACGATTACTTTGTCGCCTGTAATTGAAGCATTGGTGGCAGTGGTTACATAGAGCCATTTGCCTTCGTGCAGGGTGGCGTTGCCTTGCTCTACTTCGGACTCGTCGTTGTTTTCAATACGCACTTTCACGGTGGTTACTTTCACATTGTCGGTAACGGTGATAAGTATTTTTTCGCCTGTAGCCGCTCCTTTGTAGGCGGTAGTGTCGATGTTCTCAATTACTGGCGGACGGAGATAGTCGGCAACGGCAATGTTGTAAGCCGATAGCTTGTTGGGCGAGGCGGCAGCCAGCTTTTTGTAGATAGCAGATAGCGAACTATCGGCAAGGGCTTGCTTGGCGTAGGCTACTGCCTTGAGGAATTTTTTGCCTTGCTCTTTTTGGTGTTCGGTTTTTTTGCCCGTGTGTCGGGGACTTTTGGCGAGGATAGTACCGCGTGCGGTGTTGCGGAATACCATTTGTTTGCCTACAGAGCCAGAGAGCCCAAAGAGGTAAAGGTTTTCTTTAGATTTTGCCATTTTATTTAGTTTTATGGGTTAATAATGGCGCAAAGATAGTGGTGATTTATTGCTGTTTAAAGGACAGTAGCCTCTGTAATGAATAATTATCAATTAGGGTATTAGCTAAGGGGAGGTATTCCTTACCTAAATCTCGAGGGACAAGTTCCGAAGTTTTTTTTGTATCTACTTCATTTCCTATTTTTTTTTCAATTGTTTTTACTAACAGCTTCAGTTGCTTTAATTCTTCGGTTTTTCTGAATATTTTTTCTATCAAAGTAAAATTTTCTTCCTCTTGGCTCTCGGCTTGTAGTACCCACTTTCTAAGGCTTTTTTCCCTCGATACGATATTGCTGCGTAGGGTGTGCAGGCGTTGTACGAGTTGTGTAGGACTCAACTTATCTAAGGCTTCTTCTTGTGAAGGGGCGGTGGGTAGCAATATGCGTTTGTACTTGATCCAATGGTCGAGCACGGTATCGCAGGCGTCCATTTCCTCGAATAGTTGCCATAGCTGCTGCTGTAGGGCGCGGGCTTGGCTTTCTTGGTCGGCTGGGAGGGCATTAAGGCTTAGCTTGAGCGAGCAGGCTTTTAGCCACTGGTTTTTCTTGGCGAGGTATACGGGGTGCAGGGCTTGGGGATAATCGGAGATTAAGTGAACAGAGAAAAGTGAATAGTGAACAGCGGGCTTGTTGTCGATTTTCGGATTGTCCCCCTCGCTTTCGGAGAGGGGGGAACGGGGGGTGAGGCTTTTTAGTTTTGCTTTGAGCTTTGCTTCGTTCTCCAACGAATAAAAGCGAGGAACGCCTTGAAGATTGCCTCCAAGGCGTTCGTACTCGCTGAGCAAACGTTTATATTGTTCTCGGTAATTAGACATTAGGTGTCAGAGCTTTTTTCAATGCCAAGGCGCGTTCCAAAATGGGGACATCGGGCGGGTATTGTTGTTTTTTCTTTTCTATGAGTTGTTGCAGGGTTTCGGTGCTGAGTGATTTTAATAACTCGGCAGCTTCTTCTTGCAAGGCATAGAAAGGAAAGCCCGCGATGTATAGGCTTTTGACATTATAAGGAATACGACTCAAATCTACTGCCTCCAAACCGCCCCCTAATTCTTTGGGTTTGGTGAAGTAGGCAGTGCCATTAGGTAGCAATGATTTGAATGCCGAATCATTCGCAATTTGTAATTCGGCATTCGTTATTTGCTTCTCGTCATTTGTGATAGTCTTAGGCTTCGGCGATTGTTCCTGCATACTTGTACGGTTTAGAGTTTGTGATGATTTTGATGGTAATACCGCTATCATCTTCGGCTTTTTTGCCTGTAGTGGCTTCGGCAGTATCCATATAAGCAGGGTTGATCTTGGTGCCTATTACCCATAGCGTGCCTTGGGCATCGGGGACTACGAAAATCATCGGTACGTTTTTGTAACGATTTATGAAGTCGAGGGTTACATCGCTAAAGCGAGCTATTTTAAACTCTAACTCGGTTTTCGCTTTTTTATTGCCAGCATTGCCAACGAGTGTGATTTTGAGTTCTCCCTCGTCTATCTGTGCATCGATACCCTTAAAGGATTTGGAAGCGATAAGGGTAAGGTTACCGTCTTCGATGGTGTTGGCTTTGCCGAGTTCGCCTGTATTGGCGGGCAATACGCATTTATCGACAAACGCTTTGGGGGCGTACAAAATGCGTGTGCTGATGCCTCCACTTACTTCGTCGTTAGGACAAGCATCGAGGCTTTCGTGGGGAACGTTATCAAAACAATTTTTTGCCATAATCTTACTTTGTTAATTTGTTAATAAGGGGAGAGTGTCCGCCGATGAGTTGGAGGAGTAGATCCTCGTCATTAGCGATTTCTTCTTGTGACAGGGCTTCACCTCCGATAAGCAACATTTGAGGCGCATCGTCAGCAAACTTGTAACTCACATTGCGGAATGTAAACTCGTGACCTTTGCGAGGGGCTTCTTCTGTTGGTTTTTCGGGAGTTCCCTTGAGTTGCTCCTCATATTGGTCGAGTTGTTGTTCGCGAGCGTTGAGCTGTTTTTCAACCTCATTGAGAGCTTTCTCACGTTCGTTGAGGGCTTCTTCTCTCTCGTTGAGAGCTTTTTCACGCTCGTTGAGGGCTTGCGCTTGTGTATCGTTGCTTTCGGTAGAGGCGTTATCAATTTCGGGCGAATTGCCATTCGCCCCTACGACGGGTGTATTTTTTTCTTCTTTTGCCATTTTAATTAGGTGTTAGGGGTTAGAGGATAGGGGTCAGGGGCTGAGTACCTGACCCTGAAACCTTATTAAGCTTCTAATCCTTTTTCTTCAGGGTAGTAGAGTTCATTGAGGTCTTTGTTGTTCAATCCGCGTTTTTTAGTACCGTCGGAAGTGTACACATAAGTAAGCTCATTGATTGCAAAATCATAGCCTAAAGTAAATTCACCCATAATGTTCAAGATACGTTTATCTACTTGTACATCGGTGATAGTTGCAGGATTATCGATGATGTCTACCATCTTTACAAAACCATTTTCAACGGTTGATACGATTGTACCGTCTTTGAGGTTAGGGATAGCCACAATTTGGCGTTTACCCAAGCGTGTTTTGAGCGCGTTGTCTTGGAACTTGTTTTGCCCAAACTTGTCTTCGTAGGCAATTTGGTAGTTCTCGGCATCATTCACACTCATAAAGATTTTTGTTACTTGGTCTTTCGCTCCCGCAGGCAAACCACGCTCATAGGCGGTTACTACATCGATGATGTTAGTGCTGGTGATAGCATCGGCAGGAATGAGGAAGTATGGGTTTTCGGTATTCTTCAATCCTTTGGCGATGATTTCGTTAAGCCCATCCATAGAAGTGCCAAATTCAGGGGTAGCAAGTCCTATCTTAGAAGCATCGTACTTACCAGTAACTGACAAAATGTTTACATCGGAGATGATTTTTTTCAAAAGCGAATCAATAGCGTGTTTAGAGATTGATTTATCTTTTAAATTCTTACCTTCGTCGTACATTTCCTCAAGTACTGTACTGAGTATTTCGGCAGGATCAAGTTCAAAATCCACCTTCTGATGGAAGTTTCTCATTATTTTTTTGCGGAATTGCAATTCGCCATAAGGCGTCCACTTTTTGGAGTTGAAGCCTTGTACTACGTGCCCTATGAGCGAATGCAACGATACGTATTCGCCTCTTACCTTGGTGAGGGTACGAGAGTGTGCATTGAGTAAAATCTCTTTAGACAATATTGCAGCTTGCAATAATTTAGGCTTGGTGCTGATGTAGCGAAGTAGTTCATTTTTAATCTGTTCTACGTTCATTGTTTTTTCTTGTGGCATAGTGTTAAATTTCGTTTAAGAATTTGTTGTGAGCATCGTTAGGGTCTAAATACCCGTCAATAAGTCCGTTGTTATCGGCTGACTCTTTGCCATCGTTAGCAGGCAATGAGTGTGCGGGGCGGTTGTTGAGTTCGGTTTTGAGGCTCTCGGTTTCGGCAGTAAGGGCGGTTACTTGCGCGGTGAGGGCTTCTTTTTCAGCGGTAAGGGCTGTTTTCTCTGCCGATAGCTTTTCGTTGTTGGCTTTCAGCTCTGCCATAAGCTGCTCGAGGGCGGTGTTGTCGGCAGCGGTTTCGGCAGCTGCTAAGGCGGCTTCAATCTTGTCGAGCTGCGATTCTTTGAGCTCTACAAACTTTTCATTCCCAAATAAGGGACTTTTCAGGTCGATACTGGCGAGTGCCAATATAGCGGCGATTCTTGCGTGTTTCATTATTTTATAGGTAAGAGGTAAGAGGTAAAAGGTAAGAGCCTGTTACTACTTACAGATTAAACTTTTTCTAATTGACTAATTGACTAATCACTTCGTTAAGTGTCATTATTTCGTCTATCAGTCCCATTGCTTTGGCTTTTTTGGCATTATAGGTATTGCCTTTGAAAACTTCTTCTTTAGCATCGGGGCGGTAGGCTTTTACGCTACTAATAAAGCGGGCGTTGGTATCGGATAGGTTTTGCAATACGGTTTTCTCGTTACCCTCCTTGAGGTCGCGATACCATTTGTTTTTCTCGGTGCTTTCGGGAGCGTAGAGTTCGTGTACTTTCACACCGTATTTTTCTAAGAAAGGCGCAAAATCTTGGAAACTCATCATCGTGCCTATACTGCCAATGGCATCAGCAAAGGGGGCGGCGACTACCTTGTCGCAAGCACTGGCAATCCAATAGGCAGCACTGCACATATAACCGCCCGTATAGGCTACGGTAGGTTTTTGCAAGCTGCGAATAACGCTGGCGAGCTCCTCAGTGCCTGCAACCATTCCGCCCCCGCTATCGATGTCCAGCACGATAGCGGTAACGGCTTGGTGCGATTCCAGCGCCTTTAATAACGTAATAATATATTGAGTACCGATATATCCGTAAGAGGTGTATTTGACGATGGGCTGCTTGAGATCTACCACTACGGGGAAGCTGTCACGCCCTTGGTGCAAAGAGGCGTTGCGCTCCTGAAAATCATAGTGGTAATCCTCTTCATACCAATGCGAACTCTCGAAACTCCCCTTACGATAAGCTAAGAGGAGTTCGGGGAGTTTTTCAGCGAGGTAATTATGATTGATAGAGAATAGCATAATAATTTGTCAATTTGCTAATTTGCCAATTTGCTAATCGGCAAATCATTAATGGTGCAAAATTATTGCAAAGGCGGCGCAAAGAAAAGGACACGGAATTTTTCGGTTATCTTACTGATATTAGGGAAGATGATTGTTTGCCCTGTAAGGGTTACTATATAGGTGTCGGAGCCCTTGCCGTTATCAACTATATTGTCGTCGATAGTGAGGGTGAAAGGCTCGCGGGCGTTGCCTACTACCAGCATTTCCTGCTCCGATACCAGGGCGACCACATAACGGCGTTGCTTGTGAAAGCCGATGAGCTTTTTGCGGGTATCTTTAGATAAATCGTAGATGGGCAAAGAGACTTGTATATCGAAGTAATCGTTGTGATTTTGCTGTTTGATGCTCACCTTGCGGTTATAAGGCGCAGGGTTATGAATGTCGATACGCAACAGGTAGCTGTTTTCATTAGGGGTAATGGCGCGCAAATTCTGATTGAAGCTAAAAGAAGCCGCTTCAAACAAGAGCACGTGCGATATTTCGCGCGTAAAGGATTCGGGGAGGTTGCAAAGGTTGAGCATTAGTTGTTAGGTGCGAGCCGCACGGGCTATTTATCAATTTGATGCAAAAGTAGGGTGTTTGGAGATGTTGTGAAAGGACGGCTTTGTGGTAAGAGATAAGAGGTAAGAGGGGCATTAGGCGTTGTGTAGTAAGGGTTTGCGGGGTGTTTTAGGGGTGTTGGCTGTATGTTGCCTGTATGGTGGCTGTATGGTGGCTGTAGTGAAGCTAAGGGAGGGCTGTGGGGTGGCTGTGGGGTAATAAAAAATGTAAAAGACTGTTTGTTAGCCTTTTACATTTTGTTTTTAGTAAGGGACAGGTTTAGAAGTTTTTTATTCTAAATTTTCTATTTTTCTCAGTTTTTCGAGGTAGAAATCGTGTATCCGTTGGAAATCTTCCTCAGTAAACTTGTTGTCTCTGAGTCTCATTCGCTTGTGTGTAGCTGCTGATGTACTCTTCTGAATTGCTCTTGCTACCTTGCTATCGGATAATTCTAATTGCTGAATGATGTATATTACTTTTTCGTGTGGTGTCATAGTTATTGTTGTGTTATCATATTAGTATTGTACCATTGCCACGCTTCATCTAAGAATTGTGTTTCGGATATTTCAGGGGCTAATTCCCCACCTGTTATCTTTACATTATTCTGAATTATTATGAGGTTGAACTTCTCATATTCATTGAATACGTATAACTTCTGAGGCTTGTTCTTTAATTCTCTGTTAAGAACTATCTGCTGTGTGCGCTCTCTAATTACCAATATCAGAGATAAGTAGAGAGGTGAGTAGATAAAGTGAAAAGCATTGGGCAACTGGTCAGGCTCTGGCTGTAATGCCAATAAGAATTTTGGCATTTTTAGTTCAAAAAGTTTGTCATTATCCATATATTTTGTATTTTTGTCCCTCATTTCTAAGGGTTTTAAATCGTTAGACTTGTTTTAATTTTACAAAGTAAAGCCCCTAATGTAATATTAGGGGCTTTTAATTTATCTAATAAAGCGATATTTAGGCAAGAAATTGCGACTACCCCCTATTTTGAATTTACTAACCATTTCGCCATAATAGTTAATAGGTTCATCAAGGCTAATTGTGGTAACATTACGCCCATTGTAATCGTATTGGTGCGCACTGTAACCTACTGACATATTGGGTAATCGCCATACCCCCCAATTCATAGAATTAAGATAATACAATATTCTACTGAGGTTATCTACATTAGCCTCGAATACTTTACCCTCTTTAATTTCATTTTCAAGAGCACGAAAGTCAGCTTCTAAATCTTGCTTTTCTTTCTCATTCTGAATTTTCTCTGCTTCGTGTTTTCTCTTGCAGAAATTGCAGAATTTAGTGTACGCTTCATTTAGATTTTCGTCGGTAATTTCACCATCTACATCAATGAATGTTAAAAAATATGGTTTTTCGGTGAAATTTTGTTCCTCTACCTTTTCATAAGGCACTTCATTAACTTGTGGGTAACCTTGCTCTTTCTTTTTGAAAGTAACATTACCTGCTACAATGTAGGTGTAGCTATTTGTTGTGTAAAATTCTAATTTCATCGTTATAAGTGTTTAAATGTTAATATTGTTTATTAGCGATGAGAAACATCAATCATATAAAACTGCTCTTCACCGCCTTGACGGTCTGCTATACCTACAATCTCTACTGTATAGGTTTCATTATATCGAGCATACCCCTCAAACTCTTCACCTTTAACGATGAACGTTTCGATTCGTTCGGGTGTATCTAATGCTCTTAACTCTAACCACTCATCACGGTCATCAATAGAGTCGTTGTACAGCTGTTCAGCTTCTTCGATACTATCTACATAATTGTAGTATCTGTATTTGTTTTTGATGTACTCGATTATTGCTTCATCGCTAATTGTTTCAGTGGTGAAGTTGTTGTCATTCACCCATTCTTGTAAGCCTAATGTTTTGTCTGTTGTTGTCATTTTCTTTGAGTTTTTAATGTTAATAATTGTTCTTATTTTAATTTTACACTGCAAAGATACGGCAAGATTTTTAATTACGCAAGCATTTTGCTTACTTTTTTTTCATTTTATTTTGTTTAATATATAACAATCATTTGTAAGTATATGTATATTATATAGTTATGTGATTATTTTTTTTGCGATAAAAAAGGCAAAAGGTAGTGTTGTACCCTTTGCCTTGGTGAGTTATTCATATTTAGCTACGGCTGCAAAGCGTTTGCGGGTTTCGGTGAGGTTAGTGCCTGATATTTTACCTGAGATGTAGATTTTCATTTTAATTCTAATATTTTAATTTGTTCAGAAGTGAGAGGTTCAAAGTAAATGTAATGATAGCCTTTATTAGTATAAAATAGCATTCGTTTTTTATCCATTTGAACGCTCATTAATTTATCTATCGCAACGCATTCTTCGGTGTCCCAAAACTTTCCCCATTTTCCAATATGGTCTTGATAGTTTATAGGAGGCTTTGTGCGCACTTGATTAAACCCCTCAATAGTGTACTCAGTAAATGAAAGGGTTGGTGTATACAATTCGTTCAATGAGCCATTAGCGGTGTACCACATCTTGAGTTTAGAATCAAATGTTACCTTAACACAAAAGTCATCAATTATATTATTGATATGGGTTACTGTTCCCCAGCCGAATAATATATCAAATACTCTGTCTCCTAATTCAAATATTATTTCCTTGTTTTTGTTCACTCTTATAGATTTCAATTAGTTTGTACACAAGTGATTCGCGCGCCCCTTCGTAAGTTTTAAAAGCCCCTGCATAATGTACTCCTCCTCTTATTTTCATATTATAAAAACTGAATTTTGATTCATCTTCATAATTTATTAGTGTAATCATAAAACCTTTCTCTCTAAACCAAGCAAAAACTTGCTCCCAAGTGGGGAGCGATACACAATCACGAAAGTATCTTTTATCATTCCAATTTGTGGTGCTAAATTCTTCATCGTGGTATGGTGATATACGAAGTAATCGTTCATCATAATAGAACGCACAATCTTTGTTAAACGCTATTTCTTTGAGTTGTAAGGCTATATCCAAAGGTACAAGCCAAGTGGGATAAATTTGCGCGTTAACTTCCTTTTTGTTAGTGTTATTAAACAAATCATCAATATTGAATGTATCAATATCTCCTAAAAAAAATTGTTTATTAATGGTAGCTCCTGTATTGTTTATGTTCTGTATCATTTTCTTTACTAATTAATTTTTGATAAATTTACCGTTAATAATTTTGCCTTTTCGGTTTTTGATTTCGTTATAGGCGAGGTTCAAGCACTCCTCAAGGGTGGTGTTATTATCTTGGGCAATCTTCTCAATCAATTGGGATATGTGGGATAAACGAAAAAAAACATTGCGAGTATGATTACTATTTTCCTGTAATAAAAATTCTTCATTAAATAGTACGATGAGGGTCTTAGTTATATAACCTAAATAGTTTATCGTAGATGAACCCTCAAAAGAGTCAAACATATATCTTGCGTTAATTATTTCTATTGCAAAATCTTTGTTTTTAAACACAAAATAGCAGTAATTGATGAGTGTTACCATTACATCGCCAATAGCGTCCTGAATAGCTGATTTGTCGTTGTCATAACACGCCTTGATAAGTTCGCCAACTTCCTCGTGGGTTTTGAGGAGTTCATCAAATGGCGTTAATTGTTCATAGATTTCTCTTTCTTTTGCCCACTGATGAATGAGTGGGACGAGTTCTTGGATTGTTTTCATTGTTTCTATTTAAATTTACAAAATTGTTGTAGTAGGTATTTGTTATTGTAAAATCTCTACTTTCTTCTAATATTTCTGAGATAGATTTTCCTGCTTTTTGTTTTTCTGTTATATCTTTTAATACAGATTCTTTGATTTTTTCTACCATTAAAGTATTTTCCATTGTCTAATCTTCTTCTTTATAGTTTAACAATTCGGGGTTTTCATATTGGTTTCCAATAACTTTTGCGCGTTGCAAACACGAACGCCAAGCCTCTTCGTGAAGATTGTAATACCCATTGATGTTGCCTACATTTTTGGCATCGATACGGCAGAATGCCATACATTCCTCTCGGTACACAATAAGGCTGTAACCCCCATAATCGTGGGCAAGAATGTCGCCCTCATAGATTTCAGTGCCATTTTTGTCGTGTTGTCCTGTAAATAGACTTATTGAGTCTTCATTTACTGCGTAATCATCAATAGCATACTCATCGTGAAGTTCGTAATAATGTAAATAACCATATACGAAATCATTAAGAGCCATACTAAATCCTCTAAATTTGATTGTTTTCATTTGTTGTTTAATTATTTGTTAAAGATAACCTTTTCTGAATTGTTTTCTGTTGACTTGAATTCTAATTTAAACTTCAAGTTCTTAAACTCTGTTTCGTTATACCTAATAAGTGATGTAGTTACATCATAAACTTCTCTAATGTCAGCACTTACTCCTTCAAATAAGAAGCAATCTCTTATTAATTTTAGAAATAAGTTCAAACCATCTTCAGTAATAACCCCCATAAGGTTATATGGCGTATTATCCTTAGAGCAATATATAAACGCTCCCTCTTTAATTTCTTTTTTCATTTGTTGATATTTTTTAATCTTTAAATTTTACTCGTTTACCTTTTATTTTGCTGTCATAAGAGTAGAGAATTTTAGCTAATGTGATTTCGGTATCTTCTACTAAATTAGAAAATTTTTCTCCGTGATTCCCTTTATACCCTTGACACAATATATCCGTTAACACATCTATTTGTGCGTTATTTAATCCTAATGTTATCTTAAGATCATACATACTATTTTCATTCTCGATTAACTCAATAGAAAATTTACCTAAAATATTTTCTTTTTTTCTCATTTGTTGATATTTTTAGTGTTAATAATCTTACCTAAGTATAGTACGAAGTACTTTTTGTTGGGTTCTGCGCCCCATTCGGGTTTACCAGTGCCAAAGCGTATAGCTTTTAATTCTATGGCGAGGCTTGGAGCATCACGAGCATAACCATTGCGAAAGACGGCAGTGTTGTACTCTCGTCCAATAAGGCGAAGGTTGTAATACGGTTTGATATCGCGATATTCTTCGGTTTTCTCGCCCGATAGTATCATATCAAACCATTTCTTTTTGATGGTTAGGTGTAGGGTGTTATTCATTATTCTTTAATTTTAATCGTTTTGCTATTAATTCTACAATATCCACGGTTACGGCATTGCCGATGAGTTTGTAACGTTGTGTTTTAGCAATGGGCTTTATCGTGCCATTGTAGTTGCCGTATTGTGTCCAATTATCGGGAAATCCTTGCAGGCGTTCGCATTCTATTTCGGTTAATCTACGTATGCCACCCAATAAGTTATTCTCTTGAAAGGCATTGCTCGATATGGTTGGGCAAATAGTGAGGTCTGCACCTTTATTTTTACCTCGTGAACGTTGCTTTATAATAAAATCAGAATTATTTCTTGTTAGGGCAGGTGATACTCCTCTTTCATCATATACTCTATTTTGTTGGTAAGGTTGTCTCCCATTTGATTCAGTAGATGGATTTATTTGTATAACGGTCATATCAGAGTGCAAGCCTCCTGACTTTCCGCCACCTGTTAGTGTCCCCGCTTTTTTTGGAATAATGTAAGTATCATCTTGGTTCATATTGCCATTGGCTTTAATTGTTCCACTAATTTGGGTTTGTGATTGACTTTTCGATTTTGTTGTAGGCACAAAATCATTTTCTCCGATAGGAAATACTCTTGGGACACTTCGTCCTGCAAGATGTCCAATAAGGTAAATCCGCTCTCTATTTTGGGGTAGTAGCCAGCTTGTATTAAGCAATTGCCATTCAATCCTATAACCCCCAATGTTGGCAAAGGCTTGGAGAATTGCCCAAAAATCTGCGCCAGCGTTTGAGCTGAAAGCGCCTTTAACGTTCTCCCAGATAAATACACTTGGTCTGATGTCAGCAATGAGGGCAATTGCTTTTTTGATAAGGCTACTTTTGTTTCCTTTAAGCCCCTCTCTTCTTCCAGCAAGGCTGAAATCTTGACAAGGCGATCCGAAAGTGATAATGTCAATTTCTGTAAAGTCTCCTCCGTGAACAGAGGTAATATCTCCGATGTATTTTGCATTTGGAAAGTTTTTTTTATAGTTTGCGATTGCACTTTTGTCTATCTCTGAAAAATAGTGTTCGGTAAATTGGTAGCCAGCTCGCTGAAATCCGAGTGAAAAGCCCCCAATTCCGCTGAATAGGTCTATGATTTTCATTATTTTAATAATAATCGTTTTTCAATTTCTTCTTTTTTGCGATTAAAATCCTTGCGAATGGTATCGTAAGGCAAATCGTTTTCTTCGATGTTGTAGGACCTTAATATGTTGATGATAGTAAACTTATAAGGTATACTATAATAATAGTGGTTCATTACTGCCGTGCGAAAGAGCTCTCTGCGAAAATGACTGTCCACGAACTTCACTATTAGTGCGTTCTGTTGTGGCAAGATTATCGCACCACGCTTCTCGTAATTACTTGTATTAATAGTAAGTTGATAGGTTTGCGACAATTCTTTTTTAACGCGGTACTGGTACTCCGATAGGTTGCTTTTGCGCTGCAACACGTTGAGGATATAGATACCTATTTCGTCGCTTGCTTTTGGGGCATACGGCTCACCATAGAGCGTACGCATATACTTAATAAGGTAATTGGGTAGGTTTAAAGTGATGTTAAGCATTTCTTTCATTGTTAATGGTTATCATTTCGTCGTTATAATAGTACTCAATAGCGGTGTTCTTCTCTACAAAAGCGTCCAACTCATTGATATCTTTAGGATATACTGTATATAGGTAAGGCACAAAGTCTTTCAATTTTGTAACCCCACTAATAGCAGATAATCCTACTAAATGCTGATGCCAGTAGAGGGCAGCTATATAGGCGTTACTCTTCTTAAAATGCGTAATGATAGGCTCAATACATAGCAGTGGCTTACTGATAAAGTACTCTTTTTTCTTTTTTGTACCCTCGCTATTCGTTACTCGTAATTCTTCATTCATTAAGAATTTTCCACAACTATCATTGGCATAAGTAATAGTAGGGTTGATACAGTGATATAACGGAAAGTCGCTTTTCTTCTCAGGGAATATATCGTATAAAAATTTAAGATATTCCAACAAGTCAAGCTGAGTTCCCGCAGGTAATAGTCCGCCGACTAAAGAGCCTTCACGATAGAGCCCACTCACCACACAATTAGTTTTGTGCAGATAGGCAGAATCTACCTTTATATTCGTCAGCATTTTAAAGAAGTATTCCATTTGTTTATGGTTTAAGGGGTTATGTATTAGGTGTAGTATAGATTTTATCTATAACGAAAAGGGGTGTTTTCAGCATTTTTTTGAAAAAAAAGTAACTTTTTTCCAAAAAGGGGCATTTTTTTTTCCTACATTTCCTACAGAGCCATTTTTACAAATCCTACATTTGATTTTCAGCATATTATCCTTTTTTAGTGTGTAGGAAAGTGCTTTTTTTACGTAGGAAAACCAAAAATATTTTCCTACACTTTCCTACGAGTTCCTACGAAATCCTACAAATCCTACGTACTTTCCTACGTATTTTTTTAGTTAATATACTCATTATTATAATATTAAGTGTTTGTAGGAAATGTAGGAAAAGAAAAGTGCCATTTTCTAAAAAAATCGTGTTTTTATAAAAAAAATAGTTCATTTTCGGATTTTTAGGTTATTTGTCTATTAGAAAAAACTATTGTTGTCGTCTTGTATGTCTTTTACTTTTCCTCTTAATCGTTGATTTTCAATTTCTGCGATGAGTTCTGCACGTATGGGCAGCTTGTTGATGTTCACCTTTATGGCACTGGTAGGGCTGTTGATGGTTAGATTTATTCGTACGGCTTTTTCTTCTCCTACAAAGCTCTCGGCTTCTTTTATTTGTCGGCGTAATTCGGTTTTGCTTGGTGCGTTCTCTCTATATTGTATAAACCATTGGCGTTGCACTATACTATATACTGTACTGAAGTTGAAACTTAGATAGCCACCCTCCTCGCGCAGGTTGATACCCATTCGTAAAGCTTCTCCCTGGGTGAGCCGCATACATACCAATATGCAATCCCAAAAACGATTGGCTGCTGAGTCGGTTTCTATTTTCTTGCGTTGGCTATCTACCATTATCTCGAAGTGTGCTAACATCTCTTCTTCAGTAAATGGAAATATCCAATCGTTTTTAAAGATGTTGAATACCGCCCGAAGTACTGAGAGGTTATCGGTAATACGCGATGGCACATTCTTGAATAGTTCTCCTTTGGTGAAATTTCTTTTAGCCTCTCGGTAAGTTTCCAAGAACTTGTCGGCAAAGAAGTCTCGTTTATGGATAAAGAAGTCTGCCATACCCGATATACCTTTCTTGCACATATCTTTCAGCACGTTATACTGTTTCTTAGCGTCGTCGTCAAACTCTTGTTGCTTCATTTCCTCCCATAGTAGGCGAGTGATAAGGGCTTCAGCATCGGGGCAATCGTTACCTGTGAGGATAGTAGCTGATAAGATAGGTACTTCTTCGGTAGCTACGGGGCTCTCTATGGTACCTCGCTTATAGCCTCGTCTATCCCACAAGCCTTTTAGTACCCCATCAATCTGCGGGTTGCCGCGCTTGTACTCCGATAGTTGTGATATACCATTGCTAAACTGAGAGAACTCGCGTATTTGTGCCTTAATGGTACTGGCTCCTCCCTCAAGCTGTATAGCGGTTTGAGGAATACCCATCAGCGATTGTACCGCCTCGCAAAGATTGTCTTTACCGGTAGAAGCAGGACCATAGAGAAAGAGCAAAGGATAGAAGCCCGTACCCGATACAATAATATCTTGGTAGAACGACCCAATGCCAAAGAGTATAGCCGTAATGGCGTGCGAGCGGTGTACCTTATACATCTGTCTGAAGTATTCAGGAGGGGCTAACGAAGTATCTGTACTCTTAAATCTTTTTTGCGCGCCGTACATAAAAGCATTATTTTCGTAATTGGCATTGGCTGAAGGAATGTAGTAGCAAGTCTTTTGGTAATTGAAAAGTCCCGTTTTGTCAAGTACTATATCTTCGCCCTGGGGTACTACTATTTTATTGTTCCACGCCCAAAAGCCTTCCGTTTGCCACCCGAGTATACTAATCTTACGCCCTGTGCCCATACGGTCGAAAAGGTAACGCAAAAGGCGTTCGTGCTGAGAGGATGTACCCGAAAAGTAGTAGTTACCAAACGAGGTTACCACGTTCTTAAACGAGGGTAGTGAGTTGATTTTATCGGAAAGTATATCAAAAATCTTCTCACTTCCATAGATGTTGCAGATGCGTATGAGTTTCATAGGAAACTTCTCATCTTGCATGTGCTGCACTATTTCAATAGAGAAATTGGAAATCGACATAAAGTATTCCTTACCCTCCTTGCCCGCTGATGTATAGATGCGGTTTTGGTGCTGAAAAAGTCCGTATTCTATAATCTCATTCTTATATAGGTAAGGATCTTCTACTTCATCGGGAAAAAGATAGTTATCAAGTGATCCGTCGTTACTGAATACTGTTCTCTGCACTCTAACTTCTGACACCTTAGGACTAACCTCTGATGCCTGACTCTTAACCGCTGACACTTTGATATTAAACATCTCTTTCAGCTGCTCGGTATACGCCTCACGAGTTGTATTATCAGGAATGCAGCCTACGAGTTTGCTTGCCAATTCGGTGAGGTTCTTTTTGTCTTCAGGCAATAGTAATGGCTTTTTGCTTTCTCCGTGTTTTTCAATATAGCGGTCGAGTGCTGCGCGGTAGGCTTCGCCAATAAGGTGCACTATAGCATCGGTGCGCGAGGCTTTGATAAGTTCTACCGCTTCGGGGCGTTGCCCTATACTGTCGGGGTCTTCTTTGCTTTCAGACTGAATTACTACCAATTCGGCAAACAAACCCGCCTGTAATATCAGCTGTAAATCACGCTCGGCAGCCGTTTGCCCTGCGCTATCGCTATCGCGGAAGATAATCACCTTGCGACAAAGTTTCTTCAGCTGTGCCAAGTGTTGTGGCGTGAGAGCCGTGCCCAAGGTAGCAACAGTATTGGCAAACCCTATCTGATGCATACGCATTACATCGGTATAGCCTTCTACCAAATACACCTCTCCTGTATTGGCAATGGTATTACGCGCCAAATGGAAGCCGTACAGCAAGTTGGATTTATCGAATAAATCAGACTCAGCACTATTGATATACTTAGGTTGCTTCTTATCGTTAGTAAGTATTCTGCCGCCAAAGCCTACGCAATGCCCATACTTGTCGCTAATAGGGAAGATAATACGCCCTTTGAAGAAGTCGTAATAGTTGCCTTGGTTATTTTTGCGCAACAGACCTAATGTTTCGCCATCGCTCACGATAGCCTGCTCTTTGAACGCCTCGTACAAGCCTGCCAAGGCATAACCAATACCGAAATTATCCACAATCTCATCGGTGAAATTACGGCTAAGCATATATTTCTTGGCTTCGCTCTCAGGGGGCAAACTCACGAAATTCTGACGGTATATTTCAGCAGTTTTCTTGAGTATTTGTGTAAGGCTCTGCTTTTGGGTGCGCTTTTCTTTTTGCTCGTCGGTTTCCTTTTCGTATTCTATAGGAATGTTAAGGGTTTCGCAGGCGATTTTTACCGCCTCGAGGAAATCAACTCCCTTATAGGCTTGGATAAAGTCAATAATGCTCGTACCTCCTTTGCCAGAGCCGAAGTCTTTCCATATATTCTTTACGTTGGAAACCTTGAAGCTGGGGGTGCGTTCGTTTTTGAAAGGCGAGCACCC